ACACCACTTGTTTGTGTTAAGACTGTGTAAGATCTGCCTACAATTAAGTTGTTTACGGCTTGACTCGCTTCTGCACTTGAAAGCAACAATGTATTTCCAAAGTTAGAACTAGCTGATGGACTACCTGATACGGTTGTCCAATTTGTTATACTTGCAGCTCCACTTATTTCAAAATCACCATTAGTTATGTAATCTTTGGGTACAAGAAACACGTTATCGTAATCAACATATTTTAAACTAGACGATACAGTTGTGTAACTATAAAGTTGTTTACCTGCAATAACGTCAAGTAAACCCTCTGCTCTTGTAAAGGGCCAGTTTAATTCTGCATTAATTACATCATTTATAGCTCTGTTAATATAATCTTTTACTGCAGTTTGTATGCCCCTAGAAGAAGAAAAAGTGCTAGAGGTCAATTCAACTTCGTTGAGATCTCTAAGCACATTGTTTATTAATACTAAATAACTACTTGCCATATCTTTTACGTGGTTTCTTTTTTTCTAATTGGTTTTTACGTTCTTCTTCAAGTTTTTTTTGCAACTCAGCATGTTTTATTTTTTCTTGAAGTTTTTTAGTTTTTAAATATTCTTGATGTTTTTGTTGTATTCGTGCAGGACTATTTAAAAATTTATTTATTTTGTCAATATCGCTTTGAGTTAATAAGCGAAGAGGTTTACCTTTTTTATTTATTATTATTTTTCGTCTTATTTTCTTCTTGACTTTCTACCTCTTTTAAACTACTTTTAGCTATGTCATTAAGAAGTTTTAATTTATCTGTTGCGTTTGATATGTCAGTTAACGCTTGATCTACCATATTTAATGTGGCAGTATTGTTGTTGATAACTGTTTTTGCAGTTTCTAACTGTAGTTTATACTGATAAGCTAACGCTTGTGCAGCTAATTGTTTCATGTGGGGAACTCCTATTGTTTCTCTATTATACAGATAAACTACAGAAAATGCAAGAAAATTATATTTTTCCTGCTAGTTTAGCTGCATAATACACTACTAGTATACATCCCCCTATGAATGTAATGACTGCAATAGAGTAACCTGTAATTCGTAACATGTCTTCTCTTTGTTTTGCTGCCATTTTTTCTGCGTATCTTCGTGATTTACGTGCTTCTGCTTGATACCTTTGCCAATCTTCCCAAAGTCCGGGGCGACCTGCATATATCATAAGTTGTTTAAGTTCTTTCTCTTGTTCTTTTATTTTTTCAAGAGCCATGAACTCTTCTAAATCACCACTTCCTCCTTTAGCTCTTTGCTTACTTGCTTTCTTTTGTATTTGTTCTTTTGCAAAAACAAAATCAGAAATTTGTTTACCACAACTAGCAAGCTCTTTTCCGTTGGAAATAAAACTTTTTATTACGCCAAATGCGGCGTTAGCCGCTGCAAGCTCTGCTAACATGTATTCCCCTTACTTGTTTATTGGTTTGCAATATGCTGTTATTCGTTTATCACCATCCTTTGTCGGTATAGACGGTTGTTTTGTTAATCGTTCAGCAAAATAAAGACACCTATCTATACTTTTAAATCGTTGTGTTTTATTCACTATCTGGTTGTCGATCATGAAGATCAGTAGAAACTCTATCATTGTGGTGGCAGTCACAGTCGCAGTTATCACAGTCACACTCGTAACATTCGCAAGTGTCACATCTTTTCTTTTTGTTCTCCATTTATTCCCCTATAAAAAATAAACTTTTTTACCTTGTTTAAGTAATTCTTTTGCTTTAGGTGAAGGTTCGTCAGGCACTTCAACTGGTCTAGGTTCTTGGTATCTAGGAACTATGCCTTCGTAACTGTCTTTATATATGTTGAATTTATTTTTTTGCTCAGGGGATAAAGTTTTAGATTTTTTCTTTGGAATACTCATACCCATTCCCCCGTTCTCATAACTTCTGATAAATGGGTTGCTCGTCTACCTACCTGTTTTGCCCAACGGGAATCAAGCATTTCTTCGCTTGCCCATTGAAAGTTAGCTTCATCTATGGCCGCCCACATGTTAATAAATTTCATCAATCTAGGCACACCCATATTAAATCCCATGTCAACAAGGCACATTTGACGTGCTTCATCGAGTTGTAAAACAATTGGTTTTTTTGCGACCAATTCTTTTTCTACAATTTTTATATCATTTATACAAAGGTAATAAGCTTCCTCTTCAGTAAGACCATTGTTCACTACATCTTCAAGAGTTTTATTCATGTGCATTAACTCTCCGTCACTAATACCCCTGTCTTCAAGGTTTCTTCCGATACCTATAGTGGATATACCGAGTGAATCTTTATAAGGCTCAAGCACTATACCTTCGTGCTTTGCAATTATTTTTACAAGTTCTTGTCTATCATATTTCATGCTTTTTTCCTTGTAGTTTTTTTCCTTGTAGTAGTTTTTCTTCGTTTGCCCGATGCCGTAACAGACCACTTAACAGCTTTAGGACCTGTCTTTTTACGTGCTTCTGCTTTACTTATCTTACCTGCAACAGCTTTGGGTCTGCACGCAGGATAAGGTCGTGTTTTTTTCTCTTTACCAGACCTACCACACTTTTTACCAGTCTTAACATCACGCCAATCTTCTTTAAACCATTTGGTTAAACTCATTAGTAAGTGCCACCACGTTTCTTGTATGTTCTAACTAACCAAGCATTTGCGTATGCTGAAGGATATACTTTAAACTTACGTTTTGCTTCTGCTTTTACTCTAGCGTATAACGCAGGGTTTTTTGGTTTAGATCCACCTTTTTTCTTTGTTGTTCTAGCTTTTTTCTTTGTTGTTCTAGCCATGTTATTTTCCTTTTTTTAACATCTTTGCTGCTTGACCTACACCTTTGATGCCAAATGATGCAGATATTGCAATAAACAATAAATACTGATACCATTCTGGAAGCGTATTTAACACTTCAAAACCATTTCTTACGTATTCTGTCATACCCGGAATGAAGACCAAAATTGCAGGAGCTAACAGCACAACTAAAGCAAATTCGTCTTTCCACGAATTATCTGTTGCTTGTGCCATTTTACCTTCCCACTCTACTTCCCCTGCAGCAACCTTTTCTGCAACGGTAGCACGAGCTTTGGCTTCAGCAACTTTAGCTATTCCGTCTGCTTTTGTTTTTTCTACTTTGTTTTGAAACCAAGTGCCTGCTAGATTAGCTATTGGGCCAATTAATGCCTGAAACACGTCTTTTCCTTTCCAACTGTTTTATATGCTTTCTCCAAAAGAAAACAGATAACTTACTAAAGAAACCTGATAGAGTTAACATTTCCACCTTTTTCTTGCTTGTCGCAGTCTACTGTTTGGGTTTTTGGCTGCTTTAGGAAACTTTTTCATTTGTCCTGCACTTCTTGCACAAAATGATTTACGTCTTTTTGCAGCTTTGCTTCCCGGTTTAACTTTGCCTGTTACAGCAGTTTTAAGTTTACTTCCGGGGTTATCCCTTCGGTATTTAGCTACACCTTTTTTAGTCATTCCCGCACCAGATTTGGTTGGGCGTTTGTGACCACCTCTAATAGTGTGACCTTTCATGCTTCCCCGTTTAGCAGCCATAACTATCTAGCCTTACCACCACGAGCCATGTACTTTTTGGTTTTGCCACCACCACGCATCATCTTTTTGGTTTTGCCGCCACCTGCCATCATTTTTTTAGCTTTGCCACCGCCCATCATTTTCTTTTTGCCACCTGCAGCACCACCTTTAGCCATCATTTTTTTGGCTTTGCCACCGCCTGCTTTTCTTTTTCTTACAGATTTTTCTGCTTTAACATAATTAGGACTCACTTCCATACCTCTTGCTAAGTTAAATATTCTCATTAATATTTGTTCAGCAGTCATGCCTTTTGTATCACTTTTTCTTGTAAATTTGCCCACTGTTATTCTCCGAATATAGATTGTTAAATGTTGTTGCAGGATCAAGATAACTTTCGTGAATCTCTGCGTTGTGTATATACTGGCTCGGTCTAAAATCTGGAGGACCTTCCCCAGTTTCCCAAAGTGCAGGACTTGTTGCCCTTACTCTGTTATTTGGAAGAGCAATAATATTGCCTGTCCAATCTCCTGCATCTATTAACTGTAGCACGTGACTTTGTTTGTGTTGTGCAGGGTCATCTGCTATGTCACTTTCTGTGTAATCTACAGTAAACAGATATTGTCCTTTATGAAACTCCCCATCTATTTTACATATCCAAGGGGATGAACTAACTCTGTCTAATCGTACTATCGAGTGATGATGTGAACTACAATCCCAAGGTTGAGCCAAATGTGTTGGCATTTTTTGCGGCCACTCTTCGTACGGTATGTCAGCAACAAGTGCTGTTATTGGCATCCTTGCCCACATTGCACCACCGTGTACGTTCGGTTCGTTTTCATCGTCATCACTTTCACATCCTGTAAATACAACTTGAAAACTAAGACATCTGTCTGGTACTGTGTTTACGGCTATTGCTAGTCCGTGTAAATATTCACCGTGATATATTTGGTGATTATGTGTAAATTCTTTTCTTACCCAACATTTAAAGTGTGGTATATTGCTTATTAAGTATGCCACCTATCTACCCCACTGTTTTTTTAAATAGTTTTGTACAAGAGTAGATTTAGTAGCTAAATCGTGTTGTTTGTTTTGTATTGCGTGTGCATTTACTTCAAATAAATTACGCAAAATAAAACTTTGTTCGTAACTTACATTGGTAGATAACCAACCTATCAATGCTCTTCGTAACCCTTTTGTTACTTTGTTTACGCTGTGAGGGTATATAATTGGAAAAAATAAAACTTGACCTGCTTTTAATTTAAAAGGTATTGAACCTATTTCGTTGTCAAGAACAAATTCTCCGCCCTCGTAGTCGTCTGATAAACAAACTGTAAAACCGTAATCAAAGTAAGTTTGATTTATTTTAGGTTCGGCTTTAAAACTGTCTATGTGTTTGTTGTAGTAGTCACCTTCTCTGTAGTGGTTATAAAAATTAACCGATACACGTGTAGGGTTAATAACTGAATCAACAAACGGATTGTGTATAATTCGTGCAGAAACTAAATTTCTTATCTCATCATCTACTTTTACAGACTCTGAATTTTTTTTAACGCCTTTTAATGGTTGCGTTTTATTACCATCTTCCATACGTGGACAAAGATCTAAACATCTGCTTACATCTTCTTTGGTTAATAATTGTAATAACATTTTTTACCTTTGTTAACAAAAATCTTCCCCCATGTATAAAGTAAGGAGGGGTGGTTGCCCACCCCAACTTATTATGTGCCAGTTGAAACTGTAGCAGTTTCTACAGGATTGTGTGAAATGTCTGCTAAAACTACGTGTATTCTAAAACGTAGTGCAGATTCTCCTGTTGATCCACCATCGAGAATTAACGCATCGATAGTATCTGCTGAAGTTAAAATTCTAGCGTTAGAACCAGAAGCACCGACAGCAGCTTCAAGAAATGGTGTAAAACCTGCAGCACATGCAGAACCGTCTACAAAACAGTCTACATCACCGCCTGTGAAACCCACATCAAGAGTGATCTGTCCATTACCTCTTGCTTCTAAAACTTCTAAAGCACCTGCAACAATCATAGTATCAGCAGGAACGTCAATCAACTGAACAACGTCTCCCCCTGTACCACCATCGGCAGTATCATGTACTTTTGAGGTCATTACGTAAGGTCTTGCAACGTTACCCGGATGACCTGCAGTTCCTCCGTTAGGAGTTAAATCATAAGTCGCCATTTATTCCTCCTATAGATTAAGCAAAGTCAATGACGCCACGAACTAACGCTTCTGGTCTAAGAATTTTTCTACCAAAAACATGTAGTCCTCTAACAACGTCAGAGAATGATTCAGTTGAACGTACCACTTCTGTCTTTGCGATGTGAGACGCTGTTGCCGCAGCAGAAATGTGACCTGCTAAGATAACATTTTCAGAAGCGTCTGTTGCCAGACCTGTCATTGTTACCTGATCAGTTCCACTTGTGCTGTTTAAAGCTGTAGACTTGTAGCATTGAAAGCCTGCAAGTGTACCCGGAGTTGCAAGTCCGTTTCTTAGGTTAGAAGACGCATCGCCAGTTACCTGTACTTCTGCAATCTTGTTACCTGCTTGAAACATCTTCTCGTAGAAGATAGGAGGTGCAACAAACCATCTATTCTCTTCTGGTACAGATTGGTCGTCAAGCACTCTAGCCATTAAAAGCATAAGGTTGATACCTGCATCATCTGTCTCTACGTTAATAGGAGCAGATGCTGTACCTAAAGCTGTATTAGTAGTTGTTAAACCACCTGATAAACTTGCATCATCAGCACCTGCAAGACCTGCACCGTCTGATAAAGCTTGTAGTACGTTTGCATCGTATTTTCTCTTCAAAGAAAAAGCACCTGATGAGGTAGCTAATGCTTCAAAGTTAACATGAGAATGTCTCTCCTCGATGTCATCAATTTTAAATGCAAATGCGTTAGCTTGGTCTACGGTCAATGTAATTTGATCGTCTGCCAAGTTTTGTGTGTTCACCACAGAACCTCTAGTATAACTTGATACAGTTATTGTAGGTTCTTTGATGATATTTACAGTGTCACCAAAGTTTTCAATTTCCCCAGTGTAATCAGTATTAGTAATATCTTCTGCAACCGAAGCACGTCTAAAGAACTTGAGAACTTTTTGGCTAAAAATTTGCGGAGCAAAATTACCCGAAGGTAAGTTACCGTAACCCGCAGCAGTTCCGAAAGCCATTTTTCTCTCTCCTTATTTGAGGTTTAGCTGTTCATATCTATTCGCCCCTCCTGCCTTGCTAAGTCTATTTCGGCTTCCACCTTTTCAAACTCCCAAGGTTTTAAACGGGCGATGTCAGAACCCTTCCAGACTTTTTTATTTGAACCTTCTTTTGTTGCAACATCTTTTGGTTGTTGTCTAGTAACCGATGCAGCAGGGTCAGAAGCTTCTTTTGATCTAGTTGGTTTCTTTGTGGAGATTCCCATCTCCGATTTATAAAGAGATATAATTTTACCTGCCCATTTAGCGTCAGTATTATTTTTATAAATACCATCACTTAATTGTTCAGGTTGATCATCTAACCAACCAAGAAATTTTTCGTCAGTTTTTAAACTGTTAAAATCAGGGTGCAATCGAAGAAGTTCTTCAGTTGCTTTTTCTTTTTCAAGATTTTTTTCCCGTTTTTTTACAGAGTCTATCTCCTCACGAAGTTTTGCAACTTGAGATTGAGTTTGCAATCCTGATACTGTTTCAACTACTTCAAAAACATCGGGGTATCTTTCTTTAAATTCCTCTAGTTCTTCAAGTGTTTTTGGCGGCTTTGTGCCTATTGGCATTTCATACGCACGTTTTTTAACAGTTTCTAATTGACTTTGAAATTCTTCACGTTCACTTTTAAACTCATTAAGTTTTGTGTCATAATGTTTTTTAAGGTCATCATAACGTTTTTTGTAATCGTGATCTTCTTCTTTTGTCTTTTTTTCTGCAAAACTATTATCACTCTGTTGAGTAGCCACTTGATTAGAAGTGGGGTCAATTTGAGCTTCGTCTTGTTGTTGCTCTTGGTTTCCTTCATCCTCTTCATCTTTGTAAACATCATCTCGATATTTACCCCTATAAAGATTTTGATTATCTAAGACTCCTTTAGAGTCGTTTGGTTTGTTGGCTCTTACACCTCTTACTTGTTTTGCCATAGTTTTATACCTCATTTATTGCAGTGCCACATGGCAGTGGGTAGCTGCTTCGGTTTTGGTCAGTGCCACTAAAACGTGGGTAGCTGACTAAATTCCTAATTTCTCTATACGATTTCCTTTTTTATCGTAATTTGGAATTATAAATCCTGTATTTTTTTCTTCAAAATCATCAACTGGTTTTAATTTTGGTTTTAAAATTTCTTTATTAACATTTGGTTGAATACCCATTTGTTTTTCATTTTGTATTTGTTGTAACGCTTTTTTAAATTTTTTAACGTAATTTGATCTTTGTTCAGACGGGGTATTACTGTAGTATGATGCTATACTTTTTTCTAAAGATTTACCTTTTGTTAATTTGCTTTGAAAAAACAAGTTAGCAAAAGTGTTATAATGTTTTTCATGTTCAGAAATTGGTATTAAACCTTCACCATCATTGCCTAACCTTTGTATGTATTCTTCTGCAGATATTCCGTATTCTTGAGCTTTATTTTTAACTGGTATTTTTTTTCTGTTATTTTTAGGCCCTGTATAAACAAATTCATTTCCAGTTTGTTCAAGATTTACTCTTTGTTTACCAAAATCTATAAATTTTTCTGCGTACGCTATTTGTTCAGGTTCAAGAGTTTTTCTGTTATCTTTTAAAACTTGTTGCATGGCTGTATAGGTCATTTGACGTAGTCCAAATGCAGATGACCCTTCAGGTCCTTTAACTGTAACTTCAGTATATCTATATGGATTATTTTGATATTTTTTTCTTATTTGAGTGCTTGTTTTTACATCCCCTGTTTCCACTCTTTCAAGTGCTTTTATAAGTGTTAAATAATCAACGCCAAAGAATTGTCTGGAAACAGGCAATAAAGGTTGTTCTTTTTCTTTTTTCTTTCTTTTTATAAATGCTTCGTAAGCTTTTTTTCGTCTGGGAGACATTTTATAAGGGTCTGGTTCATTTTCATACATCCCAAATATCCCAAGAGCTTTTAAAATATCTTCTATTCCAAACCCTGCTTTAACTACCTGCTCCCCTTGTGCTTTTTTAACTCTTGTACCTAAGTACGCACCTTGAGATGCTTCTGTTTGTCTTTGAATTTCTTGGGTACGTTTTTTACCACGATTATTTATTTTTTCTAATCTATCGTACCCTATTTCTTTTGCAATTAATTTTGGAATATAAACTTCATTTTGGGAAACAAGTAATTTTACCTTGTCTCTTATATTTATTTTAGGGTTTCCAAAACTAATGTCAACCCCTCTTTCTTGTAAATTTGTAATTGCTTTACCAATCATATTTTGCAAGTCTTGTTTACCTGCAAACTCTGCCGCCGCTGCGTTGATAATAAAATCACCATCTTCTGCATCCATCGGCTTGTTGTCAGCAACAGTTTGTTGTGGAGGAACATTTGGTTTGTGTCCACCTATGTATTGTGGGGGTCTAACTACGTTTGGGTTATTCATAATTAAGTCACATCACCAAAATCTTCATACCCTGAAGGAGATTCATAATCATCAAAACTATCCCCCTCATCATCATCAGAATCTTGAAAGAAAGGGTCTGGCAGTGAAGCAAATTCAGCAACTTTTTGTCTATTTTCTGGTTTCGTTATTGTTGTATATACCGTACCTGCAGGTTGGTTACCATACCCACTAGTTTGAAACGTTTTACCTGCAGCTAAATCTGCCCCTCCTCCTACTAAATTTGAAGCTACAGGAGACAGTACATCTGGTAATCGTGTTCTTGTTACTCTAGCTGTTGTAGGAGTTGTAATTGGAGGAAGATTTCGTATATTTAAATCCCCTTCACTGTAAACATCAGAGTCAAATCTTTCACTAAATCTGTAACCACCTAATTTGTCTGTTCCAGTAAGATTTCGTGGAGTATTAAAGTTTATAGCAGCTTCTCTATCTAAATAATTTACACCACCCCTATAACCAATCTCTCTACCTAAATTTCTTTGAATCGTGTCTTCTGTTATAGGAATATCTTCATAATCAATTTCTGATTCGTACAATCCTGTTCGTGGGTTGTATAAATCCATTGGTCTACCTGTATTAGATCTTGATATATAAGCTTCATCTGCACTATATGCAGGAAAAATAACATCTGCATCTCTAAATTCACCCGAACCGATTGTAGGTGTTGTTTTAATTTTAATAGCATCCTCATCTACAGGTCTAGGTTTAGGTGTTAATATTTGTGATTGAATACGATTCATAATTTTTTTACCTTCTTCTATTGATGTGCCTGAACTCGTAAACATAGTTCTTCCTTTTCGCACTTCATCCACCCACTGTTTTGCTAAATCTCTGTTGCCACCAAATTCTTTATCAGCTAATTGTTGTAGTCCTTTCATAGAGCCGTAGTATGATGTTTGACCATTTGGATCTACAAATGAACCGTCTGCTCTATAACCTCCTTCACCACCAACGCCAAATCCTTCTTCATTAGAAATACCAAATGAACTTGGTAAAAACCCTTTTTGTATTGCTTCCAAATTTAAAACTTGTTGATTAGTTATCCCCATTGGTAATGTTCCAATATAATTTCCATTTCCGGGGCGTCTTACTAAATACGTTCCATCTACACGAATTGCATACCCCGTATCTTGACCTGCTTGTCCTGCAACTTCTTTTCTTTGGGGATGATCTGCGGGTAAATCTGATATATTAAAAGCTCCTAGAGCCGCTTGAACTTCTTTTGAAGCTGCCATTTTTTCACTCATCGCTAAATTGCCTATTGGGGTAAACATACCTCCCCCAACGTTTTCAGTACCCCAAGGAGTTTCGTAGTCTTTCCCAAACAATGCTGAACCCACCAATGCACCCGGAAATCCTGCAGTTGAGAGTCCACCAGTTGTTACTAATAAATTTCGTTTAAAATCAGATTTATCTCCAATACCTTTACTTTTTTTGTAATCATCCCATGATTTAGCAGATAAATCCATACTTTGTAAATCTACAGCACTTACTTTTGTATCGTAGTAATTGCCCATAGCTTGCAATGATCCATCTGGTTTTGTTCCAAGTTGAGTAGAAAGAAGATTTATTGTATCAGAGTCACCTTGACTTACCCCTGTTGCACTTAAAACTGTGGCTACTTCTTGTTTTTTATCATCATCTTTGTCATCATCATCATCTCTTACAGTCGATTTAATTCCTGTAGTTCCTAAATAATCTTTGTAAAAATCAGGTCTACCAAGTGCGTATTCTTCAGGAGAATAAGATCTTCCCGGAATAAATCCTGTATCTATAATTTCTTCAGCCATTTTTAATTACCCCTTCGTGACTACTCTTCAGGTTGAGGAGCATTTCCAGTAAAGCCAGTCTCCCCTGCAGTTGGCGTAGCTCCGACTCCGATTGTGCCGTTACCAGACCCTTGACTGTCAGTTCCTTCAGGCTGTTGAGGTACTCCATTAGGTTGTTCCATTCCTTGCTGTTGATTAGGGGCGACAGCACCCTCGCTTGTTCCTTGTTGAGCATCTTGCATCATTCCTTTTAACATTTCTGCGTACAGTTGTGCTTCGTTGTGGTCATTAACTAAAGTTTCTGGATCTATATCTTGTGCTATTGCAAGTTCTTTTATTAAGTTTGGTATTTTTATAAAAGGTGCAAGCATTGGATTAGATACAGTTTGAAGTAACGCAGTTAGTCTTTGAGTGCGAACTTCTTTTTGCATAACCGCAGCAACGCCACGTGGTTTTATTTCAAGATCCCCTTTTATATCTTCTATGTCTGGATTAAATTGCATGTTCCATTGAAAGAAAGCTTCTCCAACTGGTTTAAGAAGATTATCGTCTATATTTTTTATAACTGTTTTCATGGATAAACTCGCTGAACCCATTAACATAGAAAGTCCTGCAGCAGTTCTACCTGTGCCAGTTACTCCTGTTTGTCCGTGAAGTATAGATGGTATACCCGTTTCTTCATCCGCAAGTTGTCGTGATATTTGATACATCTGTATATTTTCTGGAGCAGTGTTTGGAAACTTTAATCCGTTGATTGCTGTACCAGTTACACCAGATTGTCGTCTAAATATTTTACCGGGAAAAATATCCATGTTTTGCCCCGGAACAAGACTTGCTTCATCCACGTCAAGCACAAGATTACCTGCAAGTGCAAGGTTGTCTATTGCCATACGAACGTGTCCATTCATAAGCATTTGTGCATCTTCCATGTTTTCCGCTACACCAACTCCCCACAATTGATAAGGGTTGATTTCAAATGGAAATGCTTGATAAGGTATACGTGCAGGAGTAAATGGGTTTGCAACGCATCTAATAATCATATTGCCACATACCCAAACGTTAACTTGCATCTGGTCAAATTCAGACATTTCATTAACGCCTTGCATACCAACTTCATCAGCATATTTTTTATCAATTACACCCCAATACTCAAGAACTTCAAATCTGTTTTCTTGATAGTATGGCTCAGTTTCATCTTCACGGATTGTATCTTCGTAGTATTTATCTTCGTAGTTTGCACCTTTTGCAAGGCACTCTTCAATAGCTGCTGCATCAAAGTAAGGTCGTTTAATAAGACCACGAAGTTGTTGTCTGTTCATACGATGACGTTGTATGACATACTCACAGTCTTCTATACTAGTGGCTGATGGATCAGGATGAAAATCCCACAAAGAAACATATTCAATTCGTGGCATTACTTTTTCATAAGGTGAATATACTCTATTACCTTGTTCATCATTTTCCCAGTTATGTACTTTTTTATAAAAATTAAATGGGCCTTTGACTATTCCTGTGCCTAAAAGAGATGATTCAAATATAGCTCTACGAAACACATTAACAGCGTTGCTATCAAGTAGTTGGTCGTGGATGCACTTTTCCATACGCATTGCCATTTTTTGTGCAGGTTTAACTTGAGGTTCACCTAATTTAGATGTGCCTGCGACAAGCATGTTTGGAAATTCTTTACCATATGATCCTAGTTTGTGAGGTTCTTCTACAGATAAAGCTCCCGGAAGAAGTTGTTTCCCGTCTCCTTCAAATCCGTACGGATTAGTCATTTCATCAATTGGTGTTTTCATGTGAGCAAACTCTTCAATACCTTCTGGTATTGGAGTTGGTTCGACCACCAACGGAAACTTCTTGTTAGCAAAAAGTATGTCTACAATTTGACCATACGCTGCAAGAACTTTAGTTTTGGTTATTTTAATAAACACCCTAGAACGTTCAGAATCACGATATTGTGTTGTAGAATCGTAAATACCCCTAAAGTTTTTATACGCTTGTAACCACCGATGTTCGTGTGAACGTCTGCCATTTTCTGAATCTTCAAACTTCTTTTTAACGTACCCTGCTAATCCGGGCATTTCCTCTGA